CATTATATAATGATCGTTCAGCACCAAAAAATGTATTTGGAAAATCTAAAACTTCAAATATGTTAGCCATTCTTTATAACGTCTCCATGACTATTCTTGAGTTTGAGGAGCATTTCCAGTAAACCCAACTTCCCCTGCAGCTGGCGTAGCTCCGACTCCGATTGTGCCGTTACCATTCCCTTGATTGTTAGTTCCCGAAGGTTGTTGAGATACTCCATTAGGTTGGGCCATTCCTTGCTGTTGATTATTGGGGCCAGCACCGCCGCCTGTTCCTTGTTGAGCATCTGGCATCATTCCTTTCAGCATCTCTGCATATATTTGAGCTTCATTTGCATCATTGACTAAACTATCTGGGTCAATGTCTTGAGCTATTGCTAACTCTCTCATTAAATTTGGTATCTTTATAAAGGGTGCAAGCATTGGGTTAGCAACTGTTTGTAACAACGATGTTAACCTCTGACTTCTTACTTCTTTTTGCATCACGGAAGCAACCCCACGAGGTTTAATCTCTAAGTCACCTTCTATGTCTTCTGCATTTTCATTAAACTGCATGTTCCACTGAAAGTATGCTTCTCCAATTGGTTTAAGGAGATAGTCATCTACATTCTTTATGACAGTTTTCATGGCAAGACCTGCCGACCCCATTAACATGGATAGTCCTGCTGCAGTTCTTCCTGTGCCTGTAACACCTGTCTGTCCGTGCATAATTGATGGTATGCCTGTTTCTTCATCTGCAAGTTGGCGAGATATCTGATACATCTGTATATTTTCACCTGCAGTGTTTGGAAACTTAAGTCCATTGATTGCAGTTCCTGTTACCCCAGATTGTCTTCGGAATATCTTTCCGGGATATATATCCATGTTTTGTCCGGGAACTAAGCTAGCTTCATCCACGTCAAACACAAGATTACCTGCAAGTGCTAAGTTATCAATAGCCATTCTTACGTGACCATTCATAAGTAACTGGGCATCTTCCATGTTCTCTGCAACCCCAACTCCCCACAATTGGTAAGGATTAATTTCAAACGGAAAAGATTGGTAAGGTATTCTAGCAGGAGTAAATGGATTTGCTACACACCTAAGTATGGTACTGCCACATATCCACACATTTACTTGTACTTGATCAAACTCTGACATTTCATTAGCATTGTCCATGCCAACTTCGTCAGCGTATTTTTTATCTATGACTCCCCAGTATTCAAGAACTTCAAATCTATTTTCTTGGTAATAAGGTTCAGTCTCGTCTTCACGGATAGTATCTTCGTAGTATTTATCTTCATAGTTAGCACCTTTAGCAAGACACTCTTCAATAGCTACAGAATCAAAATGAGGTCTCATAATTAAAGACCGCAACTGTTGACGGTTCATACGATGTCTTTGAATTACATATTCACAATCTTCAATACTAGTTGCTGAAGGGTCGGGATGAAAATCCCACACAGATACAGACTCTATACGTGGTACTACTTTTTCATATGGTTTGTATTCTCTGTTACCTTCTTCGTCTCTTTCCCACTTGTGTATTTTTTTATAGAAATTAAAGGGTCCTTTTACAATGCCTGTACCTAATAGAGCCGATTCAAAAATAGCTTTACGGAACACATTGACTGCGTTAGTGTCAAGAAGTTGATCGTGAATACACTGTTCCATCTTACGTGCAGCTTCTCTAGCAGGTTCAAATTGGGGTTCACCCATCTTAGCTTTACCTGCAGCAATACCGTCACCAAATTTATCACCATAACTTCCTAAATAATGTTTATCTGGTTTTTCTGCTTGTAATGCTCCGGGTGGAACTTCTCTGCCATCTCCTTCAAAACCGTACGGATCAGGTTGTTCTTCTTCCATTTCATCTAGCGGAGTTTTCATGTGGGCAAACTTCTCTATACCTTCTGGCATAGGGGTAGGTTCGACTACTAGTGGAAACTTTTTGTTAGCAAATAGAATGTCAACTATCTGACCATAAGCAGCAAGAACTTTAGTTTTAGTTATTTTTATAAATACTTTAGAACGTTCGGAATCACGATACTGTGTCGTAGAATCGTAGATACCCCTAAAGTTTTTATAAGCTTGCAACCATCTATGTTCGTGGCTTCGTCTTCCGTTTTCGGAATCCTCAAACTTACTGCGTACATACCCTGCTAGTCCGGGCATTTGCTCAGACGGATTATTTATAGGTATTGCAGTGTCGTCTTCAGGTTGAAGAAAATTATCAGCCATATGTTTACCTTACTTAGAAGTAGTTTTTGTCATCAGCCATTTTAAACAAAGAAGCTTCTACTGTCGGCTTAGATTGTTTCTTTGGAGTCATAGCATTTAGTTCAGTTATTTGACTATTAGATGTGTCAAAGTCTTTACCTTCACGAGTTAAAGGTGCGTCTGGTGCGTTATAAGATGTTTTATCGGAGTTCATTATGTATGAAGGTCCGTAGTTGTAGTTATTATTTGGCATAGTTATCTCCTATTGATTTATTTGTAATTTGTCTTGGTCATTCTCGCCGTATTTACTGACGAAACCTTGACTAGTTGGTGAACCCATTTGTTGATTTGCCACTATATCGGCTTGGGAAATAAACCCTGCTTCTGGGTCTAAATTTGTTGTATCCATGTTAGCATCTTCTTGCATAATTTTAAGTGCGTCTGATGGTAGTGTTTGATTACTGTTTGTTTCTGGTATAGTTGTTTCTGGTATAGTTGTTTCTGGTATAGTTGTTTCTGGTATAGTTGTTTCTGGTATAGTTGGTTCGTTTGAAGTCATAGGAGTGCCGGGAATATCCGAACCTTCTCCTGCAGGGCTTGCATTTCCAGCTATCATACTAGGTAACATTGAAACTGCTCTTACGCCACCTTCTACGGCTACGTCTCTTGCAGTCTCTGCTGCTGCACCGAGCGTTGATACAAGAGGACTACTTCCTTGCTCCCTATATTTATCATAGTCAGCTTTAGCTTCATAAGCTATACTTGTAACGCCTAAGCCAGTTGCAATAGCCCCTAACCCTTTAACAAAACCGTTATCACTTAGCCAATTTTTTGTGTTGTTACTTATTTTAAATCCTTTAGTATCTGCTTCGCCTGTTGCAACAGTAGAAGATGAAATAACTGTTCCTTCTCCGTAAACCCCCTTAAATAAATCTTTTTTTTGATCTACGTATTCTACTGGCTCGTTAGAACTAAATATATCCCTATTTAAAGACAGATACTTTCCTTTATCAGCGGCTTCAGTTCCGCCCTCAAATAATCTGCTGTACTCACCATACATGTACCCTGTTAATTTATTTGCATCTTTTATAGCACCTTCTGCATTAAAAACCCCCGGAGCAACTCCTATGTATCTAGCTTGTTCCCCAGCATCTCCTATAACTCTTCCTGTAAGTAAAGCTGCTTTCTCTAGTGGTACTCCCAGAAAAGATAATGTTGTAGCGTGTAATCTTCTTAAATCGTAAGAAGTAAAGTTGTCTGCATCTTTTGGAAACTTTCCTGTCACATCTATTTTTAAACCTTTAGGTATTAAGTTTGCTTTTTTCATTTTTGCAAACAAACCTGTAATATCCTTATCGTCTATTGGTACTAAACTACCCTTTTGTTTTTTTTGAAATATAAAACTTTGACCTTGAAATTTATTCTCGTTGTATTGTTCTTGGCTTTGAAGAACAGCCATAGCTCGTCTATTCAGAGGTATATTGATAGTAGACCCTTTTGCACCTACTTGATCCCCCGATAAAAATATACCGTGAATATTTGCTCTAGTCTGAGGGTTTCTTATATTCTCAGGAGTTAACCCTCCTGCTGCATTTGGTCTAAACCCTGTATACATCTGAAATAAAAGTGCGTTAGCTATAGGCTTCATGTCAGGATTATTTTTTACAAACTGAGCTAAATTCTTTTGTAGCTGCCCTACTTTTTCAGGGTTGTAACCAAACTTAGTTGTGTACTTTGCACCTTTTGCAGGTCTAGCTACTGAGTCAGTAAGTTTTACGTATTCTTCATTAAGTCTTGATCTAGATATTTGTCTAAAAACATTATCTTCTATACTTTTAAAATTACTGTATAATCCTCCTTGCGTTCCTTCTCCAGAACTTTGAAGTAGTCTTACTAGGGGGTTGTCATCAGCATCCCAATGACCATCAAATAAATCAACAACAGGTCTGCTCAGATATTCTTTAATAACTTTATTACCAGCAAGTTTTTTTTCAAAGCCTTCAAGCTTAGAGCCACTTTTACGAGAAGCTTCAGCATATGAGTCAATAGCTTCTTTTAATGTAAATGTCTTGGGGTCAAAGTTTGGCATTACTGCCGATTTACCACCCCCACCTGTTACTTGTGCCATTTATTAGTATCCAAATGTTTCATTTTGTACTTGGTAGACTTGAGCCTTGATGCCATTAAGCGTTTGATGAATCGAAGCATATCCTGTCATCCTTGTCATTAGCATATACCTTAACGCATCGTAGGCGTGGTCTTCAGCTTTGGTGTCCACGTCTTCACTGTTAGTTTTGGAAAGAGGAATTGCTGCCAGTTGCTTGACAGTGTTGCTGCAATTAGAAAACACTCGTAGTCTCGGTTCATTTGTTCTTGGGTCATCAGCTAGCCTACGATGTATTTCCATTTTACCTTGTATTCTGTTTCTATCAGATGGTGTCCAACGGACTCCTGATCTCATCATTGTTTCTGCTATGGAAGGACCGAACCCCGTCTTGTTCCAACAAGAAGCATCGAGTACGGTATAATGTGGTAGAGGGTCTAGCTGCTCTGCTTCTAGTATTCTATCAGCTAATTGCTCTGCTGTCAACTGTTTTACATATAATTCTCTATAAATCCAGATATTGTTATCCCAATCAATAGCACCCCATAGAATACAAGAAGGACTCGCATACCCATAGTCAGCGGCACGTATGCGGGGCCAGTTGGTAGGTATGTCAAAACTCTCGACCACATGTTTAGCTCTCACAAATTCTGGGAAGGCACAGCCATCGGCTACATCCCAATCCCCTTCAAGTAATCTTTTCCGTTCTATCTCTGGCAGAGAACGTAACATCGATTCGTAGTTTCCGTCTGCCATAAGGTACGGGTTGTCTGTTAACCTCGCAGGAATAAACCTACGATAAAAAAGTGGCTGCCCTTCCTTTTCGTGTCC